CCACCATCCGGTCGCCATTCGGCGCTGGATAATCATAGGAGTGATACCATGTCTACGAAAGTTCTGTCGAAAAGTGCAATGTTCAACTTCCACCTGAGCGCGATAAGGGTTAATTACCCCTATCTCACAATGAGGGAAGCTGTAACACTAGCTTCTCTTCAGACTATTATCGACGGGTATCCCGGTCCGGTAATCGGATCGGACGAAGATATTGCAAGCGTACTGGCTAAGATCGAAAGCCAAGTCCGGAGTAATTCCGGATTTGGTGATCTGTCTGAATCAGAAAACCTGCAACGTCTTCGGACCTATGGTTGGTAGTAGTCCGCTATCGTTTCAACTCCGATAGGAAGAGCAAAGTGGCCGTTTATTCCAGAAATTATTCAGATGAGATAAGCTTCCCATTCAGAACAACCCAAAACGGTAACGTTTTGGCAAGTACTGTTGCGAAGCGAGTCTTTACTGGATCAAGATCTGGGCAAAACGTGCCTGGCTGGCGTGCTTTGATAAAGAAAGGCAGCAATGCCACTTCACCTTACACGTCTGACCGCTATACTATTCTGAGCCGGAATCCGGGGAGCGCTGCCCTTTCGGGCTTTGTTCCTCAGTCTCCTGGACTTCCGCCGGTCAACTTAACCCAGACATTTGAGGGGTATATTGTACCTCTCGGGGCGTTTGGTCATTTAAGTGGGAATACCTCGGCGGCTGAAGCGGTAGCTCTGAGTCAATTGTATCGCAAGATTGATTCAGAACTTTCCCGCTTGAACAGCCCTGCTGTTCTTGCGGAGTTTGGCGATGTCCTACGACAATTCGGATCTCCTTTTCGTTCTCTGGTGAATCTTACCAATAGGCGCATTAACTTGCTAGCTAAAGCTCGCAAGGGCCTAAACGGTACGAAACGTCAGGTAACAGAAAGGTTTGATAAGATTGTTGCGGACACTTACCTCGAGTATGCTTTTGGCTTGGCCCCGTTAATTTCTGATACGAGGTCAATTGCTGAAGCATTCGCCCGATTTAACTACGAGAAAACAGGTGAACAACCTAGACGCTCGAAAGTTGTTGGACGGGGTGAGACCGTCACCACGGCAAACGCAGTAGACTTAGCCGTTGTTCCCAATACGTGTTTTGTCTATAAAACGACAACATTACGTAGAACGGAATTTCGGTGTCAGTATATTTGTGGTTTGTCGTCTTCCCATGTGGCCGCTTTTGGCTCCAACGAGCGACTGCTCCAGCTATTAGGCTTTCAGCCTCTTAACTGGATTCCAGCCGCTTGGGAAGTAGTACCCTGGTCCTTCCTCATCGATTATTTCTCGAATGTCGGCGATATTTTGCAAGCGTCCGTGACGAACACATCGGGAGTTACCTGGATAAGTAAGTCTGTTGTAACAAAGACTACTTACCAGAGTTCCTCTCCGGTGGATTCTGCACTTACGACTGCTCAAATCAAAGCACTCGGTTATAAAGGTGGAGGAGGGGGGTCTTGTGGCAGTTATAAAGGAATCAGAACCACCTTCGTCCGTACAGCCCCGGCAAAGCTAACAATTCCGAACTTAACTTTCACGGTTCCTACCGAGACTGTTAAGCTTTTGAATATGGCAGCATTGCTGGTAAGTCGACGATAATCTCTAACTTTGTTAGTTAATAGGAGCCTTTTATGGCATTTGCCCCTACCTCTCCCATCACGGGAGCTACCCAAACGGGTCTGACTTCACCGACTTACACAATTGCTGCGGATTCCAATCCGACGCAATATGGTAAGCAGTATTATGTCAGCGCGCTTGGAGGGACGCAAACGGGTGTGCTTTCGCACTCGGTTGCATCGCCTTTCACTGTTTCCGCTTTCCGTCCTGCAAACTTGAAAACCTTGCAGCCCGTCAATCCAGTGACTGGTGTGCTACGCTCCGTTCCGATGAACACCTATAAGGTGATCACTCGGAAAGGTGTGTTGCCTCTTGCGGGTCAGGCTTCGAAAGTCGCCCTCCTCAAGACTGACTTCGACATTCCTGCCGGATCAGATCTTGCGGACCCGCTCAGCTTGCGAGCGATGATCTCTGCCCATATTGGTCTGTTAAACCAGATCAGTTCAGCGCTTGGAGACACCGCAGTAACCGGGACGATCTAACGATCGATGACCATATGGAATGGTCACCCTCCCCGGCCTCCCGGCCGTGGATGATGACAGTTCCCACCAGTTATCGCAGTGATGCGATAAATGAGGAACTGTACTCTCCCGTTACGGCGTCCATACCTATTCGGGTTGGACGTTTTCGCAAACTAGTCAGAGGAACACGATGCGTGATTACGCGAGTCTTTACTCGACTCTCCTTTCCGATCTGGAGATTTCAGTTGACGATCCGGGCCATATCTTTTCTGATATGGCTCCTGGAAAAGCAGCTGCCGTCTCCCTGGCTTCAAGCTTCTACAAGAAGCTATGTCCGACTGGTAATTCGCGCAATGCGGACGCTGCTGCTCTCGATAAATTCTTGAGCATTAACGCTGCTTTGCCGGAAACCTGGCGTTTCGAAGCCGAGGATAACATTCAAGCGCTATTTTGGGATTACTTTTGTGATCACCTCAATAGTGTTATGAAATGTTATCGATCTTGGGGGTCCTACGATCTGGATTCTATCCGTGATGGTATGATGACAGGTCCTGGTGCAGCCCAAAAGGCTGATTCGACAAATCTTTCATCAAAGTTATTTGATGGCGAAATGTCGTTCACCAATCCTGATCTCATCCGTTATTACAGGACTGCTCTGGTTGAAACTGGCCTTTGGGCCGATGCCGAAAAGCGTCGGTACGATAGGTTCGGTTTCACTCGAGTTCAAGGAGGAAAGCTGTTCTTTGCGCCAAAGAACGCTGAGATATCGCGAACGTGCTGTACCGAGGCTAATTTGAACATGTTAGTTCAAAAGTCTATAGGTACTTTCCTAGAGAAGCAACTTGTTGAGTACTTTGGGATATCCCTAAGTAAGCAACCGGACTTCAACAGGAGGCTCGCCTGTGCTGGCTCTTTCGATAATTCCTTTGGAACTATTGATCTTGTCAGCGCTAGCGATAGCATCATGACACAATTGCTAGAGACCTCTCTTAAGCCTAGTTTTATTAAAACTATGATTATGATGTCCCGTAGCGAAGTTATCGTCCTTCCAAACGGTAACCATATTGTGCCACGGATGGTTTCTACGATGGGAAACGGTTTTACATTTCCCTTGCAGACGGCCATCTTCGCGTCAGTAGTCAGGTCCGTGTACCAGTTGATGGGTTTCCCATGCAACTGTCCGAGAACCCAGTTTGGCGTATTCGGAGATGATATAGTGGTGCGCCGTGAGGCGTATGACTATACAATTCGAATGCTAACCAAACTCGGGTTCAAAGTGAATGACGGCAAGTCATTCGGCTCTGGACCTTTCCGCGAGTCTTGCGGCCATGATTATTTCCTTGGACATAATGTCCGAGGAGTATATATCAGAAGCTTAGAGACTCCTCAGCTTGTATATTCTGCTATCAACAGGCTCTTTCGCTGGTCAGCCTTTCACGGAATACAACTCCCCAATGTCATGCGTACACTCATTAGTTGGGCTCGAGATATTCGAGTCCCTCCGAGTGAGTCGGATGATTCGGGGATTCATGTTCCTTTTAAGCTAACCAGACCGAGAGTGGACAATAACTATTGGTTTAAGTACCGATGTTATGTCCGTCGCCTTCGAAAGAAGGCGATTGTTGAACCAGATGCTGAC